GCATTAGTAAAAGTTCTTACTATTGGAAGTGATCTATCACCAATAATATCACGAGAATAAAGTTTGATTTGTATTGTTCTACTAGGAGTACCATAATCATTAATGTTTAAAGCTATAGTGTAATCAAAAAGTCCACCTTTATTTACATCAGGTGTTATAACATATTGTGCTAATAATGCGGATCCATCTGTAGCCCAAATTTCTAATAAATAATCTAAAAGAGTATCAGACTTAAAAGCATTATTAGGAGGATAACTCCATTGAAGAGCAAGATGCGAATTAATAAAGGCAGTTCCTTGTGTTCCTTGTACAAAGAAATTAATCGGAGGCAACAAAGTACTGGTAGAACTAGTAGTACGATAATCAAAAGTAGAAAAAACATCCGTAGATTTTTTACCTTGAATATTTTGTACGGTAATAATAACATCATAAACACCTGGAACTACTGAAGGAATAGAATACTCATGTAGAACAATATCATTAACTACAGTATATGGACCTGAATCTCTTCTCCATCTTAAAATAAAAGTTACAGGATCTTTAATTGTATTAGCTGTATCCCAATCCCAAGTAACTAAGATACTATTTTGTCCTATATTTCCCGTATTTAAAAATATTTCCTGAAATAAAATGTTTTCTACAGGCGGTAGTACTGTAATCAAAGAAAATGGATTTCCTGGAACTACAACTAAACCTTGTTCTACAATTGCATATTTATTAACATCTTCAAATAAGCCAGATATTGCATAATTACCTTTTTCACTTTCTGTAATACTTTGAATAATAAAAGGTCTAGCTTCTATATGACCAGAAGAAAAACAATAAAACTCATAGTTAGTATAATTTCCAGCAGGAGGTGTTGTAGCTAAAGTTAAAGTAGAAATTGTTCCTGGTGTTGAATTTATTGTGTGTGTTTCTAATGCAGTTCGTGTTAAATTTGGAAAAGATATTTCATAAGTAAAACCAGAATCTATTTGAACTGCTCGATCTAATTCTACAGTAGACCCTGTTATACTTTTAATTCTTCCGCCTAAGAAAATGTTTGTATTTGAAATAAAATCATTATCTAAAACTCCTACAACATCTCCTACAGCTAAACTGGCTATGTTTAAACCAACAGCAAAAGTAACTTGATCTGTTTGGTGAGTTTCAGTATAAATTGCCCATTTGCCAAAACGTTTAGCTTGACTTTGTGAAGTAACACCGTAAGCTACTATATTTTTAGTTCTTAATCCATATTTAGTAAGAAAAACTGGATCAGCTTGTTCACTAACTATAGTAGGAAGGTATTTTTCACTTTTATCATTATAGGTAACATGAACTTCTGTTGAAATTTCACCTACATCAACACCAGAATAGTTAAAAAGTCCGTCTATTACATTAGCATTTGTGAAAATTTGAGATATTTGTCTAGGTCGATCTTGAAGTAAAGATACTTGTTGGTCGCTAAAGGTTAAAACGGCTCTAAAATTACTTGCTACAGCATGAAGTAATTGCCAAGCATCTGTTTGTGTATTTATTACTTGATTAAAAGTAAATCTAACTTCAGTTCCACCAAGTCCATCATTAATTAAAGTTTGTACATAAGTTGAACCATTCCATGTTGTTGCATCACAATATAATGCAGCATTAAAAAATTGAAAGATATCTACATCTATAGTTTGTCCTAGGAAATTTTGAACACCATATTCAGGATTAGTAAGTAAATCATAAAGTACCCATACTGGATTATCAGTCCAAGCAGATTTAAATAATCCAGACCAAAATCCTCCAGAATAAGTTCTTGTTGCAGGATCATAATTATCTGGAACTTGTACGATAAGTCCCATATAGTTATAAGCTCTGCTAGGTATAGAATTTCCAACGGATTCTGCTGGAATTTGTAATCCTACTATTGCTAAGTTATCGTAAGTTTCTGCGTCAAAAGTAATTTCAGTTAGTCTAACCCATTCTAATTTAGAAACATCTGAAGAAACTACATCGTCGGCTACAGTTTTAATTACTTGGATATCCCAATCTACAGCACCAGCAGGGGCAGAAATTAAATGTGCTATTTCCCAAGGTGAGGTAGTTTTATCAAAGATATTTTTAGCAATAACTGTAGTCCAAGTAGGACTTAATCTATCTTTAATCTGAATTGAATATCCTATCCTATAACCTTTTAAATCCCCATTACTTGTATCTTGTGTATAAAGACCCGTTGGAAGTCTAAGTGTAACTCTAGCTGCTTGGATATTAGAATTAACTAATTGATGTACTACCGGAACAGATTGTTTTACTTCTGTAGCAGGTATTGTAATTTCTAATTCTGTGTTTATGAACCCAGGAATTATAGTTTGAGAAGGTGTTCCAGTTCTTTCATCATAAACTATATTAGGTATATTTGGTTGTCCAAATTGACTATCAATGGCTGTAGCATTTAATTCTGTTCCTTTTCTTCCCCCCACAACTCCAACACAAGGACCATGAGAGATTAATTCTAAAACTCTAGCTATAGCTGAACTTCTTAAGGTATTTGGATCTTCTTGTGCATGTCTAGGAGGTGCACCGGAACCGCCAGCTTTACCTCCACCACCATTGTGAACTTTGATACTTAATGGTCCAGCAAAGAAAGTATGTAAGGGTTCTACTTCTAAACCCCAAACAGAAGCTCCAATTGCTTCCTTTGGAATCATTTTAATCTTTGTAATAGGATAACTATTACCTTTTAAATCTTGTAATTTATGTGTTCGTTTTACATCCTTAGCTTCAATAAATTTATTAGTTTTAGAAATAAAAATTGCATGATTTCCTGTGACACCAGTAGGAAATAGGTTAAGTTCTTCGCTAAAGAAAAAATAAAGATCATCTGTAAAGGTTCCAGCTTTATGTTCTATTAAATCAGTTAAAACTCCATACTCGATGTTATTATCCGAAGCAAAACCTAGAATAAGATCTTGTTGGGTTAAATGCTGAATACATTTATACCCTCTATGAGTTCTAATTAAGGTGTTAGTAGGAAAACAAGATCCTCCACCGCCACCTGCACCATAAATACCTTTCTTATCGCTAAGTTCTAATGGTTTATAATCTTTTGAATAATAGTTTTTCATTAAATTTGAACTGTATCTACTCCACCTGAAAGTACTACACTACCTGTACGATATGAACCATAAACTAATGGAACTGCAACACCTTGTTCAGATGAGTTAGTTGGTCCGTTAAAAATAAATGAAGGCTTTTGTTCTGTAGGTCCAGATGCTTGATCAAAACCTGCTATACTTGGTGGTTTAGTTAAAAGTCCGATAACACCGCCAAGTGTTGTAGAAATACCTGCTATCAGTAGAGGAACTGCAAGATCAATTAGTGCAATACCTCCAGCTGTAGCTCCAGGAAAAAAAACAATTATAACAACAGCTATTACAATTAAAACTACCCCAATTATAATTCTACCTGTATTACCACCGGCACCGCTTATAACAGGAAAGACATGTAATTCTGTAGTTTGTAAAGGAAAATCTACTTCTGGTTCAGACATATAATCATCTGATTTTTTTAATTCTTTTTGTTTTCTTTTACCTTTAGTAATATGCCATTTTCCATTAAGAATTTCTTGCTTAAAAGTTTCCCCAAACCTAGCTACTAAATATTTAAAAACTTTTCTTGTATCTTTTGCTGCAACCTGCATGAAATCCTTTTCATATTTAGTTAAACTACCATGAAATTTAATGCTAATTAGTTGGGACATACCGTAAACCTCTTACAAAATGTCTATGCCATTTTTTTAAAGAATCAATACAACTAAGTTTGTTGTATAAATGGTGTAAAATTTTATCATCACCTAAATACACACACATATGGTTGGGTTGAATACTGTTTATACTCATTAAAACTATATCATGTGGGTAAAGTTCTTCCATAGAATTTATTACTATGAAACCTTCTTCCTTATAATCTCTTCTAATTAAATGACCTTGATTAACTTCCCAATCAATTTCTCTAGGAAAAGTTCCCATATCATAATCAAGTTCGAAAAA